TGTTAGACCAAGGCAAGATAGCATTAGCTGTGCTTGTGGTGTCCGTAGCATATACGTAGTTACGGATTTCCTTAGTCTGGTCAGTCCAGTTCTGACGTAGCATACGCCACTCTGTCCACTGGTTGCCAATCTCTACCGCCAGCTGGTCTGGGGACAGAAGGTGCTCTACATCAATTGTCGTTGTCATTATCTGCTCCCTGCGCGGAATTTCGAGTTAGCCCACACAATGTTTGATTTCCGTTCGCGTCCTAAGGACCTTGTTGGTCTGACTGCCATATCAACAGCTGAAGCCAGTGCATCCTTCACGTCATCGTGAGGCGGGTTACGCATACTCAACTCATCTTCCAGATACTGAGTATTGCCACCGCGATAATGCCACATCTGAAGATTGTCATACCTAGGCTCCAAGATCGAACTGATGCGCTCTTCTTTGTTGCCCTGTTGTTTGTTTGGGCGGTACTCTTCGATTGCAAGAGATAGCCCATGTGTCTTAACCTGTTCTTTGAGTTGTTTCACGATAGCCATCTGAGCTACAGTTACCTCTGCCCGCATCTTACGGAAGAACCACTTGGTGTGCGCATCGAAGATATGCTCAAAGTAGTCTGATATCCTGTCCGTACGGAACCTGTCGATATCTATGACGTACACATTGTTCTCAGCATCTACACCGATCGTCACCAGAGCCGTATAGTCAGCCTTGGTACTCAGCGAGAAAGCAAAGTCGATGGCAGCATATACGTTCAACCTGTTACCCTTGTAGTACCAGTAGGAGCCTTCGAGAACCAGATGCTTCCTATCGAAGTACTGGATTTTGTCGCGGCTTACAGGTACGTTATCAGGGTCCGATGGATTGTTATAATACTGGGCCCTGAACTGTGCTCTGTCGAGATACTTACCTTTCTTCTTAGCCAGCGTTGGGATATCAAACCCAAACCACTTGCCATCCTTACGTTGCTGTCGTGGCCACAGGAACTGACCAGTGCCATCCCCCATATCCTCAACAGGACGCTCAAAGACTTCGTAGATAGGCTCTTCGCCCAGCTGGTTACCGTCTTTATCAAAGAGTATTTCACGCATCTCCATGAGACTGTTGTACAGGTCTTTCGAATGGTAGCGTGTACCAACGACCCACTCTTGTGCGTCAGCCCCTTCAATGGATGCCAACAGTGAATACTGGGAGGCTACCTTGTTACGACCTTCTTGTGTCAGGGCGTTCTCTGCTACAACAATATCATCGAGTACAGCAATATCACAATGAAGCCCAGTGAGGCTAGTTGTAAGGCCTCCGGTGAAAACAGCAGGTTCACGAATGTTCTCCTTCTTACGCAGAGGGTGGTCAAGGCCGATCTCTGTGTTTGTCCACTTGGTCCGTTTGCCTTCTTCAACATGAAGGTGCTCAGGCCAGTAGCGTTTGAATATAGGGCTGTCGATCAATCCCTTGATGAACCCTAGCTGCTTCTCTGCCAAGTTGGCTGTGGCTGAAATGTACAGCACACGGAGCGTAGGGTCCTTTGCTAGGGCCTGTGCAACCCTGTAGGCTACCAGACGTGACTTGCCGTGGTCCCGTGGGAACAGGAGCAACTGGAAGGCCTTAGCGTCTTCACGGCTCCACCATTCAAGTGCTTCCCTGTGGCAGTCGCCCAGTACCTGCGTTGGGGCCACTAGAGAGATAAAGAACTCCAGATCGTTTTCAGCCCGTATTCTTATCTCTTCTATTGAGTCCATTTGATTTCTTTCTCTTGTAGAAGAACCAACCAAAGGCAATAACACCTGCGCCCATGACAACACCCATGAGAGGGTTTGACTGCGCTACGCACTTAGCTAACTCAATGTCAGCTTCAATACGTCCTGTAGCTAATTCGTACGCTAGGTCATGTACCTTACAACAATGTGCCCAATCTCCTTCGGGCCAAAGGGTACAGTAGTCAGTAACGGTACTCATTCCTTGAAGCTCCACGCACAATAGGCTTCATCTGTAGAGGGGTCTCCGTTATCCGCAACAACCTTCAACGTGTGAGGAGTAGAAGCACCCGGCTCGTCGTTGATTGCACAGGTGACTCCTTCGGTAGACTGATGGTAATCAAACTCCTCTGTGGCCCCTGTCCATGTGTGGGGGTTATGAGTGTCATCAGCGTTGGAACCATACGCCAGAATTGTGCAGGTGGCTTCAGTGTTGATGTCTAACCCCGTCCCTGTGTCCCCGCTTACCATTTGACTACCTGACGTATCAATCGTGGTAGGTGCTGACGAGAGGTTCATTGTGAACACGTCAATGCCGGAATTGAACTGGCTGCCGGAAAACGTCACCACAATGTCAGCAGTCGTACCTGTTGTGAGATTGTAGGTGAAGATCCCTGCTGTCTTCGACCAACCCGAGCCAGCAAAGTTTGACTGCTCTGTCATAGTATTGCCAGCGATAGTTACGCTGTTGATAGTGCCAGAGGTGAACTTCCGCGCCCCGTTTACACACACTACGACATACCGATCTGCTGCTGCTGTACCAACATCTTGTGAAGACCAAGTGTATGAGGTTGAATCGCTGGTGGTATTGGCTCTGGAAATCCAAGTAAGCTGAGGCCCGGCTGATCCACCGCCCCCACCACCAACAGCCGCAGCAAGGCGTCTTTGATGATGACCACTCATTATTCAAACTCCTGACGAGCCAACAGCAGCATCATAAGTGCTAGTTTGTTGATTACGTTTTTGGCAGAGGCGAGGTCAGTGACGTTGCTGTCGATATAAGCACCTACCTCCGTAGGAGACATGCTGATAAAGTTGCTGACGAAGGTGTCCTGTTTGACTTCATCGTGTTCAGCCTTGGCTTTCTTACGGACTTGTCGTGCCGCGATTTCTTCCGCGCTGGCTGGAACCTCTTCCCACATCTGCAACCACACGCCGTGGATGGTCTGCGGCGTACTCTCCACAACATTCTTGGTCAGGTCGTAGTCGGGGCGGGTAGTGGGATTGACCAGATATAGCCCAAACTCTCGCAGTTTTGTGTCGTCAGGGTCGCGGGGGTAACTGACGTTCGGATTGGCAGTACAAAGCTGCTTGAAGCTGTACGGGTAGGTTTTGACCACGCCGTCTTCGATAAGTGCGTATGCCATTAGCTTAAATCTCCTAGACCTGCACCATAAACGGTGGTGTTCACTTTCCAAAGTTCCACTACAGAATATCCTGTAGTCGCTAGTGTTGGTGCTGTCCCACCAATCCATTCGTCCACAAGGGAAGTCCATGTGATTGTGTAGGCAGTTCCATCGTCAATATGCAGGGTTACAGATTCTCCATCCCCCAAGCTATCCGTGGGAGTGCTGTTGCCGCTCAATGCCCACGTCTGGATACCCCCGTTAGCAGGGTCAATTGCTGGTGTGGTCCCTGAGACTGCATATCGTGTTTCTGTGACAGCCTTAACTGTTGGCTGCACGAAGGTTGGGGATGCAGTAGTGACAAGTGACTGGTTAATAGCCTTCACGTCTGAGAGGTTAGTAACTTCAGAGTCCATGAGTGCACCAGCAGCAGTCACGTTGGTAGTGTCCGTTACGTCAGCACCATCTTCAACATTCAGCAAACTTAGGGCTGTTGCCTTGGACAGAACCTCTACGTCACCTGTAGCAGCCGTATTACGGCCAAGCAATGAAGCTGTAGCCATGTGAGCCATCTTGGCGAGGGTGACGGCCTCATCAGCGATAGTGAGGGTCGTAGAGCCTGTCACGTCACCTGTGTGAGTAGCATTGGTAACCTTAGCTGTATTGGCAGCAACGTCAGTGTTGTTAGACACCTCCGTATCGAAGTCAGTGACGTCAGACGCAGTGTGCGTATGTGAGGCAGCAGCAATGCCAGCTTCAGCAAGGGTGTTGTTGATCCACGCCGAGCCGTTCCACTTAAGGATCTCTCCAGAAGCAATGGAGGTAATCGTAACATCAGACAGTGAGCCTGTAGCCTGACCAGTAATGTCAGTAAGATAACCCGCTGACGCATGATCACCCCAACCAAAAGCTGTGTCGTAGTTGGACTTCAGGGCGGTGGTGAACGAAGCGGTCGTGCCATCAAGAATAGCAGAATACGCCTGTACATCCGTACCGATAGTCAAACCCATATTCGAACGTGCTGTGGTGTAGTTAGCCAGTCCAGAGAGGTTCTCAGACTTAAGCATATCACCAGAGCCAGCCCCGGCAGGGCCTGTATCGCCGACCTTTGCAGCGAGTTCCCAGAATGCGTTTGTCTCCGTAGGTAGAGTTGGTGGTGCATTACCAGTACCAGCTTGGACACATATCCATGAGCTGGCCTGATTGGACACGACATCATCTAGCGCGTATGCTGTGGCACCGCTGTATGCACCCTGCCACGTAAATGACGCACCATCTGCGCCAGCGGCACCGGTAGCTCCAGTGGCCCCGGCATCACCTTGTATGCCCTGTGGTCCAGTATCACCGGTTGCACCAGTGTCCCCTGTCTGTAGTGTGAAGTCAAGAACTGCGGCGGCACTCGTACCAGAGTTCACCACGGCAGCCGTGCCTGCACTGACTGTGCCAACAGTTACCGTAGCGGCTGCGCCGTCAGAACCGTCTGCTCCGTCAGCCCCTGCTGCGCCGGTAGCCCCGGTCGATCCGGTCGCTCCGGTCGCACCCGTGTCACCCTGATCGCCTTGCGGCCCGGTGGCACCTGTAGCACCTGCATCACCTTGAGCACCTGTGGCTCCAGTAGCGCCTGTGTCACCTTTGGAGGCTAGGATGTCCCAGTATGTGCCTTCAACTGCACCTGTGCCGGGTTCATCGTCTAACGCTCCAGAGGTGTGCGCGGTAGCACAAATGTAGCTTGTGCCGTTGTTGGTAACGATATCGTTTAGGGAATATGCCGTAGCAGTGACCCATGCTCCTTGGTACGTAGACGCACCTAGGGCGTTGTTCTCAGATACGAGAGCAGCAGCTGCACTGGCAGCCGCATTGGTCTCAGAAGTACCTGCGTTTGTTTCACTTGTGCCAGCATTAGTCTCAGAGGTAGCAGCATTAGCCTCAGAGGTAGAAGCATTAGTCTCAGAGGTAGCAGCGTTGTTTTCAGATACAAGGGCAGCAGCAGCTGAAGCAGCGGCAGCGGCAGCCTGTGTGGTCATATCAATGCCACCAACAGTAACGCTTGAGAAAGCAGCTGTGCCACCGTTAATGATGTTGTTGCTGTTCAGATCGAAGTCAGCTCCCATTGCATTTGGAGTTGACCCGTCGAGAGACAAAGTGTTCTCGAGTGCAGTGTTAAGATTAGCGAAGTTTGAATTGTAGGCAGCAGCAGACGCGAAGCCAGCTACAATAGTCGTAAGCGTTGCTGTTTTAGCCATTAGTTTATCAGACCTTCTTCTTTCAGACGCTCAAGGTCGGAGTCAAACCCTTCTTTCACAAAGGCCTCTTCAGCACGGGTGGCTTGTTCAGCTCTCTCCTTGCGTCCGTCCTTAGTGGTAGGTTTGGCCTTCCAAGGTTCGTCTACAAGCCACTTCTGGGCTTGGAATGTTGCGTTGCCTTCTTTGACACTATGGATGACTGTCTTGAACGCTAGGGACTTCCGTTTGATGTCAGCCTCTTCTCTAGCCTTCTGCACAGCTGCAATGATGGGCTTATTAGCCGATCGTACCTTCAACCATACTTCCCATGAGCCAAAGACCTCCATAGCGAACTCATATTCACTGGGGTCGTCTAGGGTGTACTCTACAAAGAGACGGCGGAGGGACAGCAGTTTCCTGCCGTCCTTAGTTGTCCAGTCAGCCTCTTTAAGGGTCATGACTGCTTCAGAGTCATCGTCGTAGGAGGTCTCTAGGAACAGTGACTTCGTACGGATGATGTTGTTAACACTGCGTAGTTGTGACTGTTCAAAGAGAGACATTAGCGTTGACCCGGTTTCTTGTTTTTACGGCGTGTGGAAAGAGCTTTTCCTGCAGCTTGTGCTGTGGATGCCTTACCTGATGTGATACGGCTACGTGGGTTCTTACGTGACTTGACCTGACGTGCTAACTTAGCGTTCTCTGCGTGCGAAGGTGCTCCCCCCTGCTGAGCTGCAGGTCTGTTCCCAGCCTGACCAGCTGCTGGCCCGTAGCGTTTGTTACCTTTGTTCTGTTTAGCAAAGGACTCACGGAGAGTCATGCTGCTACTTTTAGGACTAGGTGCAGCACTCTTCCGTGGACGGGTTGGACCACCCTGTTCATATCCAGTTGCCTTACGTGGACGAGTTGGACCACCCTGTTCATATCCAGTTGCCTTACGTGGAGGAGCCAAGCCGCCACCTTCTTCAGGAGTAGTACGTGGGTAGTTCTTAGGTGCAGGGGTCTTTGCAGTAGCATTGGAGGGCGATCGTGGCTGAGTTGATGCCCCGGGTGCAGGTGCAGACTGAGTAGTCTTACCGGCCTTACGTGCCTTGTAGGCTTCACGGGCAGCATTGATCTTAGCAGCACGGTAATCCGACTGTGCACGGGATTCACCTTTTACAGTGTTAACTCCTGTGGGAGGGTTGGAGCTGTTGCTGTGTCTGTGCATCTGTGCCCCTGATGCTTTAGGGGATGTGATGTGTTTCTTTGCACGTTTGATGAAGTCTGAGATACTCTTAGCCATGATGGCCTCCTATTGTAGGGACAGCCCCCTATGTACACATAGGTGCACATACGTAGGACAGTTGTTAGATTTTAATGATATTAGAAAAGTTTCAACTGTAAGACAGCTGTTTAATTTCAATTATTTTAGAAAAGGTACAGCTGTTTAATTTTTAATGAATGAGGAAAGGTACAACTGTAAGACAGCTGTTGAAACTTGGGTAACTTGAGAGTACCTCTGTATACCTATATAAGAACCAGAAAAAGTCTAATTATCACCCCCTGTCACAAAATAAACACATTTGTTTTCGTCTGTAGGGCGCTTTTGTTGTCAGGTGTGATATATTTGTCACAGGTCAGACGTCCATACAGGGGTCACAGGTCAGATATCGGTGCTCGAAAGTGTCCTTGGTCCTAGAACAGAGGACATGGGTATTCAAATGACCATATGGGGCTTCGTGGGTAGTCAAGGGCTCATGGACATAGGGAAGCCTAGGGAGCCAAACTTTTCTGAGATTTTCTGAAGGTGCATTGTACTACGCAGCAAAGGCCCGTGCCCCCCGGGGGACCCCTGTGACATTTGTGCAACACGTGTGACATTATTACCACACCACTGTGACAAATGTGCAACACGTGTGGCCAATGTGCAACACTACTATCCTAAGGGAACATATGCATACATTCGAATATAACGATATGCTTATGTTACCGTTTGGATACATCCGCGTGGCATTTTGTAACATAAAGATATCTTTATATGCAAATGTCTGAATGTGTTACATATTCACATATGCGAATGTATGCATCTGACAGCCGGTAAATTACTTGTGGATAACCGTCATTTTACCTATTGACACGTTTACGGCCATTTTAAGCCTGTTACAGACGTTTCTTGCTTTTCCGGTACCCTAGGCCATAAAATGTGTGAACAGTGTTCAAGCAATATTATTCTACTATCCAGCTGCAAACAGGAATAATTTTCTAATACCCCAATTATCTGTGGATAACCTACGAACTACTATCCAATT